ATTCCTGCTTTTTTAGGTTATAGTTCCAGTAACAACCCTTTACAAGATCAAGTCCGTGGCTTCTTCTATTTTTCCAGAAAACATAATTAATAATCCAATAGCAAATCCAGCTAAAAAAAGAACTAGATCAACAGCCTACGAAGTTCAAAAAAGATCTCAACGTCTATATTCTCGTCAACTTGAAGGTAAAACTACTCGCCAATTAGTAATAGAACACTCAAATATTGAACAAGTTTCTGAAACTACCGCCTGGGAAGATTGGAATAGAGTTAAAAAATGGAATGATGAAGATTGGCAAAAAGATAGAGAAACTCTCCTACCCAGACTCCAAGCAATGAGAGTAAGATTATTCAATAAAGCCGTTAAAAAAGGTCAATTACAAACAGCAGCACAAATTCTTGATAGCCTAGGAAAAGTTATTGGCGAATCTGTAGAAACAGTTAACATCCAAGCTCCAGAACTCTCAATAAAAGTAGAACCAAAAAATTAATCAGAATATATTTAAGTTCCCCGCTTTGGCCTCAAAAAAATTTTTTGTACTAACATACCCCCCAAGTCCATAAAAGCCCTCAGAAGTCCATAGAAGTACCTTAGAGAGTACATAAGGATAAGAAAGTATTAAGAAGTCCATAGAAGTATAAAGAAGTAAAAATTATTCTCTTGGAGTCCATAGGAGTATAAAAAAATAAATATTATATATTTCTAATAACTTATATACCTTTTATATATATTTATGGTACACTATTAATAGTTATGTATTTTAAATTATTTTTATATGTTCACTTCTTCCAATTCTTTTTTAGTTTCTGGAATAACAACAAATAAAAATTTACAGAATACATAACTTAATCTAAACAAAAATTATTTTTCATTCCTTCCAAAATGAACAGCATTAATTTATTCCCAACAGAGGACAAACAAACGCTAAGAGCAGAGAAACTAAGGTTTCAATTTTCTTTTAGTTCATATAGTTCTTATATGACAATTTCAAGTAGTGATAAAGAACTTACTATTTATCTTGATGACAAAAAAGTTAGAGATTCAATAATCTTTAACATAAATAATATGTCTGCTGACTATTCGAGGGATAAAAGTTTTTTAAAATTATTATTTCAAAAAGTAGTTCAAAAAATTAACAAGATGGATAAAGAAGATCGAGCAGCTATGGAGGCTTGGCTAGTTGATAATTTCAAGAATCAAGAGGTTAACAACTAATGACTTCTAAAAGAATTAAACAGGAGCAGATAAAAGTTACTTTGCCAAGTGAGTTACACTCTCAGCTAGTAACTAAATCAATCGAAGTATTGGGGGAAGTTAATCTTTCCCAATACTTACGAATGTTAATTCGTAGGGATTTAAAACAATGAAATTTACCATTCAACTAACTTGTTATTTAATTTTAATAACAACAATTTGTTTTACTGGTTTTGAGATTTTTCAAAGCCTTAATAAAATTCAAAACAATTACTTAAATAGTTACAAGGAGATTTTAAAAAAATGACCTCAACAATCGAACCAAACAAAAAAACAGTATCTATCGCACATTTAGATACTAAAGAATATAAAACTCTATCAAGATTTCAAATGATTCAATTAATGTATGTTTTATATTCTGACAGAATAACGTTAAAAAATGGTACTCCAACAAAATTTTTTAATTTACATTTTTCTGATAAAAGAAAAACTAGGAAATTTTGGCAAAAACATTTTAAACCATACTTAAAAGAAATATTCCCTTCTGATATACCAGAGAGAATCAAAGACAAGTTGATTTTGTTGCAGCTAGGACTGTAATAACTAAAAATAAATAACTCTGGAAAAAATCTAGGGTTATTTTTTTTTCAAAATTTTTTTTATTTTTTTTTTTTTTTTTTTTTTTTTTTTTTCTAAAAAAAATTTTTAAGTAATAAAAAATAATTAATAAACATTGAATGGATTTTTAAACATTGAATGAAAATTGAATGGATTTTATTGAATGGTTAAAACATTGAATGAATTTTTTAATAGTTGTATGTTTTTTATTAGCATGATGTTATACTGATATTGTGAATCTATTTATTATTATGTCAGCACACTTGACCAATCAAGATTGCATTAATGCACTTGCAACTTTTTGGTATGAATATCATAAATCACCAAATAGTGAAAGTCCACAGTCAGCACTTGAAAGAGCATTTGTAATTGCTCAAGAAGAAACAACATTAAAAAAAGATTATTTCGATAATCTGAATGAGTTACGATTAAGAGCAATTAAATTAATTGAAGCTAATCAAGATGTATATAAAGGATTAGCAAGTTGTAGAGTTATATACGATATTTTATTAAATGAGAATATAAGAAGTTTACAGGCTAGATATCCTGACGATTTAAAAGAACCTTTAAAAAGTCGTATCTGGTACAATGAATATGATTTTAAAAAGTCCTCAACTGTTGTTAAATGGGTTAATGATAGAGATTGTAGAGGCTTATTGATGATTTATCAAATGTTGCAAGGGTGGGACTATCAAAGTTGTGAACACTTTGAATATAGAAATAGCGTTGCATATCAAATTAAAGAGCAGATACAATACGGCATTTTAGATATTCTTAAAAAGGTTCATTGCCCAGAAGATAAGGATAGAGTGTGGACTTCTTGGACTGACCCACAACTAGACGATCATATTATTTGTATTAGTGATATGTTTGCATAAATCAAATTTTAAAGAGTCTTAAAAATAAGGCTCTTTTTTATTCTCTATAGTTTACATATAAACTATTTAGATATATAATTTTTACATAACATCATAAATTATTATGACCACTTCCAAAAAACAAACTAAGTCCATGAATGGGCAACCCATGAATGGGTTAGTTTATCAGTCAATTATGAATGAATACGGAGTTAATCCATCTTTAATTGGCATTGATACAAAAATACAAATAGCATTTACTTTGAATGATGAAGTTATGCTTAGAAAAATTCTTGAATGTGAGTATTAATTATGGATTATAAAACTTATACCAAAATATGTGAAAAACATAAGATTAATCCTCATCAATTGATTGTTGATGGCAACATCAAAGAAATTCTTGATAGAGATAGGGGCCATAATCTCGAATTTCATGAGATTTTATTAGATCAATATTTCACAGTTTATTACTGGGAAGGTAAATTTTCGGAGATTTAATTATGGATAGACATTTAGAAAAAACTTATTCAAAACTATTTGATGCAGCAAGTAATTTACTTGTATGGAATAGTGAATTGCCCGAATCTGTAGGTAATTTAAATATAAGACTCAAGAAAAAAGATATAAAAAAAATACAAAATATTCTTTGGTATATTTCACATTCACAATTATGGAAAAAAGAAAATGGGTAGAAAAATGACTAAATTGGATAACTCAAATAAGTTATTCTTGCATACACTTGGAAATCAAGTAGGTAGAGCAAAGATTATGAGAATTAGAGATATTAAAAAAAATAAATTTATTAACACTATTCAAACAATTTCTAAAAAAACAAAATGAAAAAACAATTTACTTATCATGAAGATGGAAGTCATGGGTGGTTAGAAGTCAGTTATCAAGAAGTCACTGACGTTGACATTCATAATGAAATTTCTGAATTTTCTTACATAAATAGAACTACAGAAAAAATCTATTTAGAAGAAGATTGTGACTATACATTATTCATTAATGCTTTTAAGCATAAGTATGGATATAAACCATTAGAAGTTAATGGAAAGTATTATGAAGTATCTCCAATAAGAGATTTACCTAGATATATAGGGTGGCAATTTAATCTTTATTGGAATCCATTAGAAGGAAAAGAATTAAGAGATTATCTAAATTCTGAGGTAAAAAATGGAAAGTAAAAAGCAAAGAATAGCATTAATAAATACTTTACTCAAGTATTATGATGCACCAAATAATGAAGTCTCTAACAGATTAATGAGAGACATTGAACACTTCATTATTGGCCTTACATGGGAAAGTTGGGATAGCTGTAATGACATAGCTGAATTACTTTATATGCGAGGTAAAAAAAGTTATGAATCTTAAGTTACAAGAAAAAGATGCAAGTGCATTATTTTTAGCACTTGATGAAATAGTAAATTTTGACTTAAAAAAATTTAGTCAAGATGAAAGAGAATCTATTTTAGATATATATATAAAAGTTAAAAAATATAATCCATACCATTTAAAAAATAATCCTAGATATGTAGGTAAAAAATGATTTATTATCAATTATCAGGTTTTGAGTGGGTTGAAAATTATGAAACATATCAACCTCAAGTTATTGGTTGTATAGAACATTTTTATATTAAATTTTCAAAAAAACAATCAATAGAAAGATTAAAACTTATCTTTATAGATATGTATAAAGCTAAACATGAATATGCTAATAAAGAAAATATCACATTAGATAATGTTTCTTTATCAAATAATCCTATTCAACAATTATATTTAGAGGTCTAATTATGAATAAATTAACTAATAAGCAAGCCTATGAGATTATCCGAGATAACACTAACTGGGCATGGGTATTCCCTCAAGACGTTAAGTTTAAATATGGGTGGATATTCCATAGGACTAGAGATTGTTTAGATGGTGGATACCATAAAGGTAAAGATGCTATTGATTGCTATGCAACTGATAGTCTTTATTCTTATGAACATACTGGTTATCAAATAGAAAATTGGGATTGTTGTAATTTTGAAGATAGTCCATTTAAAGCGAAAAATGAAGATAAAGTTTTGAATACTATTAAAGAATTAAATAGAAGTTATAAAAGTTATAAAGATGATGAATTTATTGAAAAAGTTTTTGAAATAGCTTTTGGTAGTGATGCAATAAAAAAAGATTATTCAAGGGATGATGTATTAGAAAAATTAATAGAATTTTCTAATAAATCACTTAAGTTAGAGGAATTAGAAGATGCTAGATAAAGATAACTGGGAAGAAAATAAAGATGAAGCTAAAGAGTTAGCTCAAGAATTTATTTATGATGAGAAAAGAAAAAGTGAGTGTATAAAATATTTTGTAGGTCATTTTAAAATTAGTCAGGCTACCGCTTATAGATGGTATGACAAGATTTATAATGAGCTATCCATACCTAGTATTGATAAAGCTAATAAGTTAGCTGAATATAAAGCTCAAGTAGAGCATCAAATAGAAACATCAATGAAAGAGATAGAAAAATTACCAATAGGAGAAAAAATTAAATTATTTTCTGAAATTACAAAATTAAAAAAGGAGCTTAGAAAGCTATGAGAAATTCTCATGATAATCACTAATTAATTAACTGGCATTAGGTGGCTAGACCTGTAGGTCGCATACGCACACATTACTATGTAAGTCCAGTACTTTCCAAATTACAAAATTCATTATGAAAATTGATGTTTACACTCTTTTACCAGATAGAGTAAAAGATTATATCGCTGAAGAAATTAGCGAAGCATTAACTAAAAACAATATTGATAACTCAGCAATAAGTTGGGATATTGATTGTCATGTTTTAAATATAGAGGAGGATTTGTAGAAGAATGAAAGATTCATTGCCACTTCCAGAAGATAGGTTTATAAAACTATCTTTAGAACATATTTCTTTTATTGTTATTTTTCTTTTAGCAATTCAAAAAGATTATCCAAAAGCTAAATTTGCTACTAAAAAAGCAGATTTAGTAATTGATTTAATTTTAGATCAATTATCTGAAGATGATAAAAAACTAATTATGGAGAATGATGATGATTGATAACCCATTACCAGATCAAGTTATGTTAGATATGGATAACGAATATTTATCTGAACAATTTTATGAACATTGTAAAGATAAAGCTATTGAGATCTGTAAAGAATTTGATGTTGATAAATCCTTTTATGACTTATTTACAGAATGGTTTACAGATTTATGTATAGAAACTGATGAACCATACTCTATTGTTAACGATAGAGATTTGATAGAAGAATGGTGGGATCAGGAATTATGTAAGTCAGGAGAATTAACACCTTATGTTAATTATGAACCTACTGATGATGAAGCAATGAGTAGCTTTGGAACTAAATGGCATGATGGATTATGAATAATAAAAATAAATACGAAAAATTTGACCATCTACTAGAAGAATGTCATTGTAGTGAGTCTTATGATCCCAAAGAGGCTCATTATCATTGCTTAAAGTGTGACTGTATTTTGACTCAATATGAAGGAGCTATATGTTGCTCATGTGAAAAACTTTATCCAAACTTTTATGACTAACGATCCAATAAACATTGATAAAAAAGTTTTGATTCAATTTGAAAAAATAGATTCAGAATTTTGTGAATATGAAAAGAAACAACTCTGTATTCTTTTAATTGCTTCAACTGTTACTCCAATAACCTGTAAAGGTTTAAGTAATTTATTGGATGTTTTATCTGATGATATGAATACCGAGTGGATTCAAAATGATTATCCAGATCAATTAACTTAATTTTTTTTAAGTTTTACTAATAAATCATGTATAGCTTCCCTGATTAAAAATCCAGTAGATAAACCAGATCTTGAAAATTTTTTTAACTCCTCATATTCATCTACATCAACAGCTACACAGATTCTTTGTAAGTTTTTGTTCATAATGAATGGCGATATACATAAGTAGTA